GTGCCCAAGCCGGTGAAGAACGCCGGCGCTGCGGTGGCCAGTAGGGTTCCGAGACTTCCCAAGAGTGCCGGGAAGAAGGCGGCGCTCGCCGGCGCGGCCGGCTGGGTGGGCTTCCATGGCATGGAGCTGGCTGGCGACGTCATGGGCCGGCGGAGCATTAACGCGCAGATCGACCAGAAGAAGGAGGCGGCCGTGAAGTCCGACCATGGGACGAACCTGGAGTTCGTGGCCAAGCGCCGCTTCGACGCGGAGGCCGATCGCCAGCGTCGGATCGGGATGTACTCCGGCGTGCTGGCCGGGTCGGCCCTGGTGGCCGGGGAGGGCGCTCGCCGGAACACGGTGATCACCCATCACGACCGGGACACCGGCAAGCAGATCGATCGGACTGCGCAGGTGGCCGCGGCGGGCAAGAAGCGGGCCCTGAAGGATCCGGTCGCCCAGGCGGAGCGGATGAAGCAGGCCAAGGGCATCACCCGGATCGGTGTCGGCCGCAAGGGCGCCCTCTACGGAGGCGCTGCTGCCTTGTCGGCCATCGCCTCGGCAGCGGCCTACCGCCATGGCATCAGCGAGCGGAACAAGCCGTGGAACTGAAAATGCCCCTCAAGACTTCATGCAGGCTGCTCGTGACTGCTACAGAATGGGAGCGTCATGAGTAAGCCGGTGAAGAAGCTGTTCGACCTCGAGATCGACGAGGTCTCCGTAGTCGACCGCGCAGCGAACCAGCATTCACTCATCGCCTTCTCCAAGTCTGCTGGAGGCGACATACCACTGGAGGGATCCATGCCGGATCTGGCAGTTTACGAAGAGACGGGCGAAGCGGTGGACGTGGACACCCTCGAGCACGGCGATGTCGTGTACGACGAGGATGGAAACGAGTACGTCTTCGTCGAGGATGCAGTCGAGGATGACGATGACGGCGAAGACGGCGACGAGGTCGGCAAGGCCGGTCTTGGCCTTCTCGATGCCGTGGCGCCGCGCCAGGTGGCCTTCCGGGGCACCGGCAAGATGAAGAACGTCGGGTTCAAGGGCGCTCGCAAGCTCAAGAACCCCCTCGACTACTACGCGCCCGACTCCGGCGCCGGCGACATCGCCTTCCGCGGCGATCGCCGCACGTCGATGCGCGACGTGAAGTTCAAGGGCGAGGGTCGCAAGGCCAACAAGGGCCGGATCGCTCGTGATGCCGGCGGGGCCGCGGCCGTGACCACAGCCGCTGGCGGAAGCGCGTACGCCGTGCACCGCCACAACACCCACAAGTCACTGGGAGACACCGTGCTCGAGCAGCTCTCGAAGGCAGTCACCGAGCGTGACCGCGAGGAGATCATCGCCAAGGCGATGGGTGAGGTCGAGGTCGCGAAGGCGGAGGCCCGCGAGGCCCTTGCCTACGCCGATAGCGAGCGGGAGATCCGCATCACCCAGGAGTTCGTCTCCAAGGCCGCGACGTACAACCTCCCGGTCAGCCCCGAGGTGCTCGGCCCGATCCTCAAGGCGATGGCGGAGGTCCTCGACGAGGACCAGCTCGATGTCATCGACGAGCTCTTCAACTCCGTCGGCGACGCGCTCTACAACGAGCTCGGCTACGTCGGGGAGTCCTCCAACTCCAGCGTCATCGACGCTGTGGACGCCTACGCGGACGATCTGGTCGGCAAGTCCGACCTGACCCACGCCCAGGCGACCGTCGCCCTGTTCGAGGCCAATCCCGCGGCCTACGACGCCTACATCTCTGAGAAGGGGATCTGATCATGGCATTCGAGGAAGGCGTCCGGTCCGTCTCGCTGGCCGCAGATGCGAGCCTTGCCGGCTACACCGGTGTTCCCGGCCTGCCAGGTTCGGCGAACCCGAACGACGGCAAGGCCCAGTACCGCTTCGTGAAGGTGACCGGGGAGTCCACTGTGGGCCTCGCGGACGCCGACGAGGGTCCGGTCATCGGGGTCTGCCAGTCCAAGCCCCAGGTCGCTGGCCAGGCGGCCACGATCGCCATTCGTGGCATCGTGTTCGTGGTGGCCGGAGCCACAGTCGCCGCGGGCGACCCCATCAGCCCTCAGGACACCACCGGCAAGGCCATCAAGTGGGTCTCCGGCAAGGCCCTGGCAGGGACCGCCATCACCGGCGGCGGTGCCGGCGAACTCATCAGCGTCCTGCTGGCCTGAGACTGACAAGGAGAATCTGAGATGCCAAGCCCGAGCCAGTCTGACCTGCACGTCAATGTGCCGCTGACGAATGTCAGCGTCGCATGGATGCAGTCCTCGGACGCATACATCGCCGACAAGGTCTTCCCGAAGTGCCCGGTGAAGAAGCAGTCGGACCTGTACTGGAAGTACTCCAAGAGCGACTGGCGCCGTACCGACGTCAAGCGCCGCGCCCCTTCGACCGAGTCGCCGGGCGTGGGCTGGAACGTCACCACGGACCAGTACTTCGCGCATGTCTACGCCGTCCACAAGGACGTCGACGACCAGCTGCGGAGCAACGCGGACTCCAACTTCAACCTGGACCGCGACGCAACGGAGTTCATCACCAACCAGATGCTCCTCAAGCGTGACCTGGACTGGAACGCACGGTTCTTCGTCGAGGGCGCGTGGGACGTGCACTACACCGGCGCCACGGACTTCACGAAGTGGAGCGATGGCGGCTCGGACCCGATCGGCGATGTGGCCGGCTGGATCCTGGACTACCGCCGGGCGACGGGCTTCAAGCCCAACAAGATGGTGCTCGGTGCCGAGGTCATGAACGCCCTCAAGCAGCACCCGGACATCATCGACCGCATCAAGTACACCCAGAAGGGCATCGTCTCCGAGGACCTGATCGCGACTCTGTTCGGGATCGACCAGCTCTACACCTCGTACGCGACGATCGCGGACACCCCGCAGATCCCGGATGCGGCCGAACAGGATGCGGGTGCGACGTACGACTTCATGACGAGCAGCAAGTCGGCCCTGCTGGCGTACGCGCCGGCGAGCCCCTCGCTCATGACGCCGTCGGCGGGCTACACCTTCACGTGGAACGGCTACCTCGGCGGCAACTCCGAGGGCATCAAGATCAAGCGGTTCCGCATGGAGCACATCGCGTCGGATCGTGTCGAGGCCGAGATGACCTACGACATGAAGGTCGTGTGCCCGGACATGGGCGTGTTCGTCAAGGACGCGGTGGCCTGAGATGGCCGGCCGGGTTCCCACGGACATCAAGGCGGGTAGGGCGGTGACCCTTCGGGGTCACTCCTACGCGAAGGGTGATCGTCTGGACGTCGCGCATGTGACGGAGCTGGCGAAGACGAACGCCCTGAACGCCCTGCTGTCCAAGGGCGTCCTGTACGCCACTCCGGACCCGTTCCATCGCCGTACGCCGGCGGGGCACCCCACGGTGACCCCGCTCGGCGCGGTGGTGCTGCGGGACTTCCTGGAGCAGGAGGAGCTGCAGGATGCTCCTGCTGCCCCGACGGGGATCAGCGTGACCCCGGGCAACGCGCAGCTGACGCTGGCGTTCACGGCTGCTAGTGGCGCCACGAGCACGCAGGGGCGCATCGATGGCGGCGAGTGGGCGAGCGTGACGAACGGCCAGGTGTTCACGGGCCTGGTCAATGGCCAGGCGTACTCGTTCGAGCTGCGCAGCGTGAACGCGTTCGGGGAGGGTGTGGTCTCGAGTGCGACCGTTGCTACGCCGCGAACGACCTCGTCTGCGCCGCTTGCTCTTGTGGCCACTCCTGGCAACACGTCCGCGAGCATCGCGTTCAACGCCCCCTCGAACGATGGCGGGGCGCCGATCAGCGAGTACCAGTACAAGGTGGGCGCGGGCGCGTGGACTTCCAAGGTCCCTGCCTGCACGGGCTCGCCTCTGGTGGTCACGGGCCTGACGAACGGCGTGCAGGTGAGCATCCAGCTGCGTGCGGTGAACATCGCGGGCAATGGCGCGGCGTCCACGGCCGTCAACGTGACTCCGGCGTAGTCATGGACCTGGAGACCATTCCTTCGGAGCAGGTGCGTCCTCGTGCGAGGACCCGGAAGCCGAAGCAGCCGGTTGAGGCTGCAGCCGCTCCCGGGCCGACGGACGGGGTGACGTACATCGCTCGCAAGCCGATCAAGATCGGTGCTAAGAAGTTCAAGATCGGGGATGTGGTCCCTGAGGCCAACTCATGGACTCGCGTGGAGTCGTGGGTGAGGAGCGGGTACCTCGACGTTGTGGAGGTCTAGTCGTGAGTCACTTCGTCTACTCCGATGAGGTTGCCAAGGGCCGCCTGCTGGAGGCCCGCAAGCTGGGCCAGCGGTACGTGTCGAGCCTGGCCCGCAACTACCGGTCCGCGGCGTCGATGACGGACGTGGATGCGGCGGGCAATGAGATTCGGATCGGCTCGCACCCGAAGGCGATCAAGCGGGTGGCCAGTGAGGTGTTCGGCACCGGCGGGGTGAAGGACTACCTGGACACTGCCGGCCGGGCTGGCCGTCGTGCCGGTGCGATGCGGGCGAACGCGACAGCGGCGGGCAAGGGCCCTCGCTCGGCGGCGATCCGCGATGCCAATGACATGGATGCCCGGGTGGACTCGATGACCACTCGTGGCGTGGGCGAGGCCAAGCGGCTGCGGAACGTGTGGGCGGGCGTGGGTGCCGCTGGTGGTGCTGTGGGCGCTGGCGGCATTGCGGCGATGCACTCTGACAAGCCGAAGCAGCGGTATGCCCCGGTGGTGATGCCTGCTGCGAAGGCGTACACGCTGTCCAAGGCAGCCCGGAAGCTGCCGAGGGATCTCGCGGGCATGGAGGCGGAGCTGGCGCGTCAGGCGAAGGCGACGCAGGCCGCGATCGATCACCGGGACAAGGTGGTGGCCGAGCACAAGCCGGTGATGGATGCCTATGACCGGCAGACGCAGGCGACGAAGAAGCCGGTGCGCCGCAAGGCCCCGGTGACCCCGGTGGCGGCTCCGGCTGCCCCGCGCAAGCCTCGGACCCGCAAGAAGGCCGTGGTGCCCGAGAGCCTGCACCTGAACCCGAACCCGCCGAGGACTCGCGCTCCTCGTGCTCCTCGTCAGTCGCCGGATGAGCTGCGGGCTGGTGCGCTGCGCATCAACGAGAACCTGAGGTCCTCTGCCTCTCCCCGGCAGATCCGTCGTGGTGCCCTGATCGGTGCTGCTGTCGGTGGCACGGTGGCTGGCGGCGCGGCTCTGTACGCCATGCACCGTGCGAAGAAGAAGCGTGCCGGCCAGCTGGTGCCGGTCGGCAAGGCTCGCCTGCCGAAGGTGGGCTCGCTGGTGCGGGCTCCGGGCATCGGCGGTGCTCGAGCGCGTCAGGCCGAGGTGGGCCTGTCCTCGAGCGGCAAGCGGAAGCTGACGTACAAGACCCCGATCGTTGCCACGCGTGATCCGGCGGCCCCGAAGCCGTCGTACGCGCTGCACAACTTCACCACCGGTCCGCTGTGGCAGGGTGGGGCGGCGGTGTCCGCTCATCCGGTGCGCACGACGGCGGCGGTGACCGGTGGGGCCCTGGCCCTGGGTGGGTCGTTCCGGGCGGGTCGCAAGAGCACTGACGCCAGGTACTACTAGCCATGCCGGGGCTGCCGGGTGTGATGGCTCCGCCCAAGACGATGTCGCGCTTCGTGACGAAGCCGTCCATCCCCAAGCCGGTGATGGCTCTGCCGAAGGCAGCTGCCCCGAAGATCGCCGCGCCCAAGGCTGGTCGCCTGACGCCGACGGGCGGCCGGGCTCCTGGCGTGCCGGGGGCGAAGGCCCCGCGGATCCCCAAGCCGGTGATGGCCAAGAGTGCGTACACCCCGACGGCCCGGCGCCTGGTGCTGATGACCCCGAAGGGCAAGGTGCTGCGGGGCAAGCCTGCGTTCAAGCGGGCGAAGGGCCACTTCATGCCGGTGGGCGGGGACTTCCTGAAGGCGGGCCGATGACCTTCACCTACTCAGGCGACCCGGCCGCGTCCGACAAGGACGAGGTCCGGTTCCTGTGCGGTGACACGGACTCCACGCGGCCGCTGCTGAGCGATCAGGAGATCGCCTTCGTCATCGGCAAGTGGGCTCCGCTGTACGGCTCGAACACCCTGAACGCGGCGGTGTGCTGCGAGATCATCGCGGCCCACTACGCCCGTGAGGTGTCCGTCAGCGCCGACGGCGTGTCCGTGGGCGTCTCGGAGCTGCAGTCCAAGTTCGAGGCGGCTGCGGTCAGCCTGCGGGACCAGTACAAGCAGGAGCAGGCGATGGCCTCCCCGACGTTCTCTGGGGCGCTGTTCGACCAGCAGTGGGATGAGTCGATCAAGCCGCTGAAGTTCGGCCTGGGCTTCATGGACAACTACCTCGCAGGCCGTCAGAACTTCGGCGACTACGACCCGAGCGAGTACCCGTCGTTCTATCCCGAGTACTACCCGGGGTACTGATGTACGCGGTGGCGCTCTCCACGGCCCGCAGGTACGCGGAGATGAACATGACGGCCGAGGTGACGATCACTCGGCCCGCCGAGGCTGTGCTGAACGACGTGACCGGCTATCTGGCCTCCGAGCGCCTGGGCGGGGTCTACAAGGGCAGGGCCCGGGTCTACTCGGTGGCCGGCCCCCTGCTGCTGGGCATCGGGGATGAGAGCCAGGAGTTCCAGAACACGTACGTGTCTATCCCTGTACAGGTGGTGATCGACGGGGTGCCGTACGAGCCTGACCCGCGCCCGGACGACCTGGTGGAGGTCACGGCGCATGACGACCCGCTGATGGTGGGCCGGACGTTCCGCTGCCGGGACACGGAGGCAGCAGGGCAGTTCCCGGTGGTGCGCCGGATGACGTGCATGGGCGTGGAGGATGCGAGCCACTGGATCGACACCGGTGCCCCGCCTGTCCCGGTGGAGTGGCAGTGACCCCGGAGGAGCTGGTGGCTTACCTGGAGCGCCTGGCGAAGGCTGTCGAGGACGTGCCGGCGACGATGGAGGCGGAGGCTTCCAAGGTGGCCCGGCAGGTGCGTGCCCCGGGCGTGGGAGTGGCGGTGGGCCGCACCGGTGATGGGATCATCGTGCGGGTGCTCAGCGTGAACCCGCGGGCCTCGAGCGCCCAGGTGGCTGCCCGGATCAGGCGGCCGCTGATCGACTCGGTCCGCAAGGGAATCGAGGGCTGCATCCGTGCTTGATACCGGTGCTCTGACGGATTACGTGATCGCTGCCCTGGCGGAGATCTCCTGGCTGGAGGTCGGCGACGGGATCGCCCCGGATGCCGGCGGCTGGGTGAAGGGGCAGCCGAATGTGGACCAGTTCGTGCCGTACGCGGTGGTGGCCTTCTCCGGTGCCCGGCCGCGCACCCCTGAGCTGACGCTGGCCCGGCAGGAGGACGCGTGGGTGTGCTCGTTCCAGCTGCGCTACCACGGTGCTGCGCGGGCCCAGGTGGACTGGACGGGCACGGCCTGCCGCCAGGCGGTGTCGGGGCTGCTGAAGCAGCTGTTCGGCGCCCCCGATGCCTTCGAGATCACGTGGGTCGAGTGGCAGTCCCTGGGCGGAGTGCTGCGCAACGACAGCGTGGATCCACCCATCTGGAACGCCACTGACTCGCTCACATTGCATGCCGTGAAGCGAGGCACCTGACCGATCGCGGTCCTAAACTGACATACGACAGCCACCTCGCCGAGGTCGACACAAGGAGAACCCAATGTCACGCATCATCCCCAATGAGCAGACCTGGATTGCGTGGACGACTGTCCGTCCGGCTGTCCTCGCTGCCCCCACCGAGGCCGAGCTCGACGCTGCCATCGTGCTGACGCCGTTCATCGTCTCGCTGAACCCCTCGGCGCAGGGCAACACGGTGCCGACCCCCAACCTCGACAGTCTCTTCGAGACCTCGGTCCCGGGCACTGTCCAGGCGTCGTTCACCGGTGACTTCTACCGCGACGACGAGGCCGACACCGCGTGGGAGACCCTTCCGCGTGCGGCCGACGGCTACTTCTTCGTCTCCCGCTTCGGCGGCTCGGGCGTGAACCAGAAGCCTCGTGCGGGCGACGGCGTCGAGGTGTGGCCGCTGATGGTCGTCTCGCGCACCATGGCCGCGATCGCCTCCAACACCGTCCAGACCTTCACGGTGACCGGCTCGGTCCCCGAGGAGCCGGCGGAGTCCGCGATCGTCACGGGTGTCGCTGCCGTTCCGAGCGTGCCGCGCAACCTCACCGGTGCTGCGGAGTCGGCCACGGTCGTCGTCCTGGACTGGGACGCCCCGCTGCTCGGCTCGCCGACCAGCTACAAGGTCTACCAGTCGTCGACGCTGGGTGGCTCGTACACCGAGGTCACGACCAACATCACCAAGACCGGCACGACCGCCCGGATCACCGCACTGGTCACGGGCACCGACTACTTCTTCAAGGTCGCTGCCGTGAACGGCACGGGCACCGGCGGCCAGACGGCGACGGGCGTCCTCGTCCACACGCCGTAGTTCATGACGCTGCTCGAGGAGGATCTCCCGCTACAGTCGGTGGGAGTTCCTCCTCGACGCGTTTTCACCCCTAGGAGACCAGTGATGAGTGCACCGAGCCCTGCCAAGAAGGACACCCGTCGGAAGGCGACGTTCGCGGACCTGCAGGCCAAGCCGAAGCGGACGAAGGAAGTCGTCCTGATGGTGCCGGACGCCGACGGCGACGTGATCGAGTTCGTGATCACGCTGAAGGCGATCGGCTCGCGGGCGTACGACGACCTGATGGCCAAGTACCCGCCCACCCCGGAGCAGAAGAAGGACGGGGCGACGTACAACCCGGAGACATTCGGCCCGGCCCTGATCGCGGCGTGCAGCTGGGAGCCGCGGCTGACCCCGAATGAGGCCCTGGAGATCTGGAACTCCGAGGACTGGTCCCGCGGTGAGGTGATGGAGGTCTTCGTGGGGTGCATCGAGGTGTGCTCGAGGGGCCTGGACGTCCCTTTCACCGTAGAAGGCTCCGGTACGACAGCACCTTCTACCTAGAGCAGTCGTGGTGCGCTGATCACGGCCTTCCCCACTCCGCGCTCCTAGGATGGGATCCGGAGGATCGGGCGAAGCTGATCGCCTACCTCCTGGAGTCCAGCAGCAAGTGCCAGTCCTGCGGCACGAGCGACTGGGAGTGGGAGGAGGACTGGTATGCGTACGAGCCGATCACGGTCCAGTGCCATGGCTGCTACATCAAGGAGATGGCCCGTGAGGATGATGCCTCCCTCGCCGGCGCCCGAGTCACGCTCGTCCCGAAGCAGGTAGCGCAGGCCATGCGTGAGCAGCCGAATCGGGTGAAGGGGCGCTTGGGATGAGCGTTCCCGTCGACTTCCAGCTGAATGCTGACACCGCCGGCTTCACCCAGTCGATGGGTCAGGCCATCGGGGTGTCGCAGAACTACATGCAGGTCGCCACCGGCGTGCGCGGGGCGACGGCGGACATGTCGGGGGCGTTCGTCCAGGCGACGCAGCGGCTGACGGGCTTCACGAAGATCAACTCGATCGCTGCGGATGCGGCGGCCGCGCAGCAGAAGGCCCTGGCGAACATCGAGGCCACGGCCACGGTGACGGGCAAGTCGTTCGCCAACCTGTCCTCGGCGACCCGCTCGCTGGCCCGGGACTTCCCGATCGGCATGCAGGGCGCGGTCGACGTGATGGAGTCGATCCAGTCCGTCGGGGTGAAGTCGGAGCAGCAGTTCAAGTCGCTGGGCAAGTCGTTCGTGCAGCTGGGTGCGGCGACGAACACGAATGCGGCCTCGATCGGCCGGGACATGACGCTGCTGGGCAAGTCGATGGGCAACGGCGTCTCCCAGTTCGAGGCCCTCTCGGACTCCCTGACGACGGTGACCAAGAAGCTGGGTGCCAGTGCGCCGGCGACGATCGCGTTCTCCAAGGCGCTGGCCCCGATCGCGGCGACGGTGGGCATCGGCCAGACCTCGGTGATGGGCCTCTCGGCGGCGATGAGCTCGCTGGGCGAGGACGGGGTGCGCAGCGCCAACGTCTTCAACAAGGTCCTGCTGGACATGAATCGGTCCATCCGTGACGGCGGCCCGGAGCTGAAGGCGTACGCGGACATCATGGGCACGACCAGCGACAAGCTGCGGGACATGTTCAAGTCGAACCCGACGGAGGTCCTCAACCAGTTCACGGAGTCGCTGAGCAAGGCCGGGCAGGGCTCGCAGCGGCTGCTGGAGAACCTGGGCTTCGACTCGGTGCGTGACACCCGATCGCTGCAGGCGCTGGCCCGCACTCCTGGCGGGGTGCGTGGGGCGATCGACACGAGCGTGGGCGCCTACGGCAGTGGCAGCACCAAGGAGGCTGCTGGGGCGGCGATGGGCGGCGTACTGGACCAGGCGTCGATGCTGAAGGAGACGATGGGCCAGACCATCTCCAACATCGGCAAGCCGCTGATGGGCGTGATGGGCCTGCAGCTGAAGATCGCCACGAAGGTCGCCGGCCTGATGGAGGGCGCGACCGGCTCGGATGCCTACCAGAAGGCGGGCACAGTCGGGGCGATCGGCGGGGCTGCGTGGGGTGGCATCTCCACGGCGATGCAGGGCCTGATGGTGGCGGCGATGGTCAAGGGCGGCGTGAACGCCCTGCGCAACTCCCAGCAGCTGAAGAACTTCCGGCAGGGTGCGGCGCTGGCCTCGTACGGGGTGGGTGCGGAGGAGGGCGTTCCAGCCACTCGTGCTGAGCGTGCCGGCATGGGCATGCAGAGCGCCATGATGGCTGGCGGCATGGGCTCGGGCCGTGATGCGCTGAGCACGTCGGGGAAGGTCTTCAGCCGCGGCGTGCGGATGGCCGGGGATGCGACGAACCGGTTCGCCCGCGGCTACTACGGCAACGTGCTGCGGATGGGGCTGGACGAGCCCCAGTGGCATACCCCGTCCGGTGAGGCGTACATCGAGGCCCGCAAGGCCTTCAAGGCGAACGAGATCCCTCGGGAGGACCTGAACGCTGCCCGCAAGGCGTACATGGCCGGCCTGGTCAATCCTCCGGGGTGGAAGGACACCGGCAAGAACCTGCTGGAGACCGGCAGGGCGATCACCACTGATGCCGGGCGGTTCGCCGGCGGAACGGCGCTGAAAGCTGCGGGCAAGATCGGTGCTGGCCTCAGCGCCATCGGCGGCCCCATGCTGGCTGTCGGCGCGGGCATCGCTGCAGGCACGTGGGCCTACGGGCAGGCCGACCAGGGCCAGACGAACCTGCAGGGGATGCGGGACACCTCCGGGGACATCTACGCTTCGATGAACTCGTTCGCGGAGGCCACCGGCAAGGCTGGGCACGGGCTGGTGTCGTTCCAGCAGGTGGTGCAGGAGACCACGAGCAAGATGATCGCCGGCAACAACTCGATGGACAAGGCGCTGACTGTGTCCGGGGCAGAGGCGTCGGCGTCGCAGAACGCAGGCTACAAGCGGGCGTTCACCTCGATGGAGGGCCTCAGCGACCCGAAGTCGATCGCTGCCCAGCTGACGGCCACCCTAGGCCCTCAGGCCGCCCCGGAGGACGTGGCCCGGGCCCTGATGGACGTGTCGAACCAGTGGGGGTCGGCGGCTGGCCGGGAGGTGGCCAAGGAGGTCACCCCGTACTACGTGGACGCGAAGAAGAACACGCAGGACATCTCCACGATGGTGCAGGACATCGGGGGCAAGAAGTCGATTGGCTCGATCGTCGGGGCGAACGCCGACCAGACGCAACTGGGGACCTTGCTGCAGAACTCCGCGCAGCAGCGGGCCACGGAGGTGGGCCTTGCCTATGGCGGGACGAAGGAGTCCGGCGGGCTGACGATCAGCGCCCAGCAGATCGAGTCGGTCAAGCAGGCGCAGAAGATCTACGAGGCGATGTCCGCGGATGCGAAGGCCCGCAACAACGGCCTGCTGACCGGTGAGATGCAGACGAAGTCCGGAGTGCTGTCGAACATCCTGGGGGTGACGGAGGAGCAGCAGAAGACCTCGGGCCTGCGCCAGGACTGGAACGTCAATGCCGGCGACACGGCGTGGATGAACGGCACGTCGTGGCAGGACTTCATGAAGACGCTCGCCAAGAGCGGCAACGACGCAGCGAGGGTCTACCTCGAGGCCCAGAAGCAGGGCATGACCAGCGACTACTCGTGGGCGGCAGGTGACACCGAGGCGGTCAAGCAGTCCAAGGAGCTGGCGAAGTCATGGGAGCACGGCATCGGGGTGTCGGACTCGTTCAGCTCCTCGCTGTACACGGCCTCGGACGCGGCCTCCAAGGCGGGCACGGAGCTCAAGAGCCTGCCTGGTGACATCCGGGCGGGGATGCGCGGTGTTCCCCGAGCGCTGGCTGATCTGGCCAAGCAGGACACTCCGAAGACGGAGTA